TCATGCTTCTGCCCACACCATTGCTTTCTTGCCTGTGACTTTGCATGGGCGTTTGTACGGGTTGCTGACAAATCCTTTAAACCTTAACTCTGGCAATCTTTTCCAAGGTGCTGGTATGCCATTGCTTAATAATTCGATCTCACGCGCAGTAGACTCTGGGTTTTCTTTTACAATTTTCAAAAACGCAAACTGGTGCGTCAAAATCAGGTCTTGAATCGTTGCATATGCTGCAGTGCTGTTTTCATGAATCATGCTGCACTCCTTTCCTTGTTATATTTTTTTTTTGCTGTAGGATTTAACTGCGATTTAATAATGTGAGTTAAACCTCCACTTTCGCCCCACTTCGCTAAGTGAACTGAGCCTTTGTAATCAGGTAACAATTCTTTGTAATCGCTTTTTAGTTTTGGCTTTGCTAAATAATTCTTCATCCAAATAATCCTTTTAAAGCTGCTGCCTGCTGGTTTCCATACTCGCGTTCATCATCGGTTGGTTGCCTCGCAATCATCAAAGGCGTTGTATTTGACTGCCTAGATTGCTGCGCTGTTATTGCGTCATAAGCCGGACCTTGACTATGACCTTTAAACTCTGCGTAGCTTGGTGGATAAACCTTTTCCTTTCGCTGCACAGAAGCCTCAATGTGCTGCTCTAGATTGGCAAATGCCTTACCAAAATCATCCATTGTAAAATCAGCTAATTTGCGGCTCCAGGTTTCAAACTTTCCGTTAGTCAGACTAGGCAAGCCGTTAACACTGACCCAGAGGTTAGGAAACAACTCTTCCATGCGAACCCAAAGTTCAGCCATAATCCTAGTGTGCTTGGTTGAGTGATTGGACGAGTTCATTTGCGGCTGTTCGCATTCGGTCTGAACTTGTAGTGCGACCTGGTTGCTGTTTATTAGAGCCATTGGTAAATCCTCCTCTTGGTATTACATCATCTTCCCACCGCTCACCATTGAGCCAGGTCGTTGCCATAGGCGTGAATTGAATCGAACCCCATTGATTACCGTTTTTTTGGTTAATCAGGGATTGGATTATTAATTCGTGCGATGCTTTCTTGATTGCTTTGGCGTAGGCCAGTTTTGATTTAGCCTTATCGGATTTCTTCGGGTAGTCTTGCCAGAATTCTTCAAACCGATTTTGTTGATCACTCACAGCGATAGCGTTAATTATTGGTTTGTTGATATGGTTTGTTATTTGGTTTGTTACTTGTAGTTGGTCTCTCAGTCCAACATCGCAGTTGGTCTCTGAGTCCAAATTGGAGTTGGTGTCTGGGACCAAGTTGGTCTCTAATGCCAAGTTGGTCTCTAAGTCCAAATTGGTAAGTCGTTCTGGCATACACATCGTGTACTGATTACACCCTGTAAAACCCTTCTTCTTCTTAGTCAGCCAGCCCTTCTTTGCCAGGCTAGTCGTAATCTTAGAAATGCGCGTTTTATCGTTAATGTTAGAACGCTCAGAAAGTGCCTCCAGGCTTGGAAAAACTAACTCGCTTACTTTGCCCCGATAACTAAACAAAGCCAGTAAGACGCGCCTCTCTGGATCTGAAAGCATCGAATCAGTTAAAGCCTCCAATGGCGCAACCAGAATGTTCATCCCAAGCCCCTCTCGCGTATTCTCTCTGCATCTATGGAGAAGTTCGGAAAAGCGTCCGATAATTCTCTACACAGTTTTTCGTGAATTTCGAGGTCTTGTGAAATGAGAAAATTAATTCGTTCGGTTTTAGAAACGCCCAGTGCAGAACACATCTTGCCGAAAACTATATCTCGCCCTAAATCGATGTTGACCGTCATTTTATATTTTTCAGACATTAAGCAACCTCTGACTGAGCAGTTTGATTTGTTTGACTTAAAAGCTCTTGGATCTGATAGCCGCGAAGAGGTGGAACAAACTCACCCCACTGACAAACGGCTGAATGGCCGATACCGAGGGCTTCCGCTAATTTAACAACACCGCCAAAGGTAGCGATTGCTTCTGACTTTAATATTTTCATGTTAGTAATGTTACTGCAGGCACATTATGCTGTCAACCTCTTGAACACCAATAACATGTAAGCTGGCTGACATACACACAACCAAAGGTATTAAAAATGTTAGACCTAGGAAAAAGAGTTAAAGGATTGCGAAAAGACCAGGGCTGGACTCAGCTAGACCTGTCCAAACGCACCAATTTAAGTCGAGGGCGTATTGCTCAGATAGAGACTAACCCTCTAGCCGAGGTGAAAGGCGACACGTTGGTTTCGCTTGCAAAAGCATTTGGGTACTCAACTGAACAGCTTATTTCAGATGACGAGCTTGGACTTTTAGCAGGATTGAAGCTTCAACCAATTACAAAGAAAGCACCAGTAATAAGCTGGGCTTCTTTGAGGGATATACTAGAAGGTACATTTAGTATGGATGAAAGTTATCAGTGGGTAGGATGCCCACACGATATTAGTGATAACGCTTTTGCGCTGGAAGTGCAGAATGATGTCATGACAGCCAATAACGGTAGGTCATACCCTAAAGGGACGCTTATTTTTATTGATCAAACAAAACAATCAAAAACGGGAGATAGAGTAATAGCCATTGACAAAGAAACAATGGAGTCAGTGTTTAGGGAATACGTTGTAGATGGTGGTGTAAAGTATTTGAAACCATTAAATACTGCATACCCTATTCAGAAATTTAACGACAATACCCACGTTATAGGAGTAATAGTCGGTTCATATATAGCCGAATAAATATTATGAATAATTTTAATTTTTCAAAAATGCGATGCAAAAAGCTAGCGTATATGCTTGAAGATGGAATCTGGAGTTGGTTTATACCTTTCACAGACCACATGAATCAGCTACTACCTAAGCATGCGGTTGCGTCTGGCAATTGTAAAACTCAAAAACAAAATCTAATGGGCGGTAAATTTGCAGAAGATCAAGAACCTCAAGGGCCACCAAATACCTAATCGCCCAAATTAATAAGAATTAACTCGCTTTTATTTGCACCATCCCCTCCCAGTAATACCCAATAAATCCTAAATTTTGTATTTAAATCACTTTTTATCATACATTTCAGACATTCTGTTTCTTTTATGATGTTAGTGTGCTAACCTACTTAGCATACATAAAGACATTTGGAGCAGCTAATGAACGCATACAACTACATCAATAAGCACTTTGACAGAAACGAAAGTGGGCAAATAATCACCCCTGACCTTTCTGATTTTATTGCTGAGTTTACCGCACAGGATTCATTTACTACGCCAGAAGGAAATGTTGAGCCTAACGATCTGCTTGAAGATATTTGCCTATCTAACCGCCAAATTAAACATAACGATATTCAAATGGACGCCTTAAAAGGTGAGCTGCTTAGTGATGCCGATGCCGCAGCTAAGTGGCGTGGGCTCGTTGCACTAATGAATGCGGCAGCTAGTGACTTTTATAATTCTAACATTGTTCCAGACTATCAGGGTGGTGACTTATGAATATGTCAGGTTACACGCTGTTGATTAATTTACTGGGTGTCCTTATCTGGGCAACAGTCACAGTCTGGTGGACAGTTGGAATGACAGCATGAGCGCGTCAGTCCAAGCCTGGCTGTTTGTTGTAATAATAATTTTATGTGGAGTGCAGATATGAATAATGTAGCGCAAATAAACCCAAGCATAGTGTATGAGCCTAGCCAAACTACGCATTGGAGAACCCTATTTCCGAACAAAACGATGTTGCTTGGTTCGCATAATTTGAATGAAGGTGAAGAACTGGTTGCAACTATCGATCATGTCGAAATGCAAAGCATTAAGAACAAAAGTGGGCAAAATGAAGAAGTGCCAGTAATCACTTTTATTAATGCTCCACCAATGGTGATGAACATTACCAATGTAAAAACCATTGCCTCTTTGTACGGCCCTAGTTACCACCACTGGAAAGGCCAAAGCATTCAGATATACGCAATGATGGTAAAAGCATTTGGCGATGAGGTTATGGCTTTGCGCGTCAGGGCAGTAATACCTGACACCAATGAAAACATTGACCAGTATGTAAACAGCCTAACTAATTGCAACACAATGCAAGAATTAAAGCAGGCGTTTACTTTAATACCAAAACATTTAAAGGCTCGTTTAAAAGAGCATAAAGACACCATGAAAAACAAAATAGGGGCTTCAAATGTATAAAGTAGACATGGAGCAGAAGTCTCTAGATTGGCTAAAGGCTAGGCATGGCAATGTTACTGGCACTAGCCTTAGTAGCGCACTGGGCACACCAGCAGTCCAGAAGACTTTGATGTACTCGCTTATAGCTGACCGCATGACTGAAGTCCAGATGAGCGATCTAAGCAGTCCTGCTATTGATCGGGGCAATGAGCTTGAGCCATTTGCAATTAAAGCTACATCGGCTGAGATAGCCATTGATTTTGAAGAGACAGGATTATTGCTAGACGACAAATACCCACGATTTTCAATATCACCTGATGGAATATTTGAAGATGAAAACGGCTTAATTATAGGGGGCATTGAAACAAAATGCCCTAACTCTAAAAAACACGTTGAATACTTGATGAAAGACGAGATACCTAAAGAGTATTTAAACCAAGTAAAAGCACCTTTTATTATGTCTGATGACGTTACATTTTGGGTCTTTGCCAGTTTCGATGATAGAAATTATGAACGTCCACTATTCGTTAAGACAGTCACCAGGGCCGACTTTGATGACATTGATGAGTGCAGGGAAAAGCTTCTTAAATTTTTAGATGTGGTCAATGACGGTCACATGGATTTAACTTTTTAAAATAACTGGAGAATGAAAATGAGTCAGTACGACAATAATAATCGCGGAGCAATATGGGCTAACGCAAAAACGAAAGACACACAGCCGGATTTTACAGGCTCTATTTTAGTGGATGGCAAAGATTACTTTTTAAGTGGTTGGAAACGTAAGGCCGATGCTAATCCAAAAAGCCCAGCATTAAGCCTGGCTGTGACAGTTAAGGATAACCAACCCCACACTCAGGCTCCACAACAATCAACTCAAATGGCCCAAGCCAAGGCTGCTATGAGTGAGTGGGACAAAGGACCGTCTGATGGCTTTGGAGATGACGATATTCCGTTTTAGAGGTAACTATGGAAAATAATGAACCCAAACTTTACCAAAGCAAAAATAATTTTGAATATCATTGGATTCCAGTGAGAGGTGGATATATTTTTGATGATGGTGACGAGGGAATAATGACGTTTATGTACGATGGTGAAGGCGTAATCATTAAAATGATGAGTGATTATGCCGAAATACATCAATATTATTTTTCTTTTTTAATTCACAAATTAAGAGAGTTTAGCAATCAAATTGAAGAGTTTGAAGATAAATTAGAAGCGTCTGGTTATGATGAAAAATACGATGACGTTACTGTAAATAACACATGCCAAATTTATTATTTTGATAAGGATTCTGATGAACACTAATGTTAATTTAAAAGTGCAGGTCCCGGTCCCAATTACTATGCTGGCTGACTCGGAAATACTAGCTGAATTAAACAGACGCAATAAGCTAATTAAATGGGCGCGTAAAAGGAAAGTGAAAAAATGAATGATTTAATGAGCGAACAAGAGCTTGAAAAGGTGACGGGTTACAAAGCACAAGCCAAGCAATGCAAGGTGTTAACAGAGCATGGAATATTTTTTGTTAAAGACGCCAATGGTGCGCCCCATGTCACCTGGTACTCGTTCAACAACCCCACGCATTTGCGGTTTAGCGAAGTCTTGGCGCATAATGATGAACCAGACTTTGAAGCAATGGGTTTATAAATGGCTCCCAGGAAACGAATTAACGGCCCAGAGTGGCTACCTGTGCGGTGTTATGTGGGCAAGAGTGCGTATGAATATCGTCCTAAAAGCGGTGGCTGTGTGCGTCTAGGCAAGTTAACTGAGCCTAAAGAAATCATTCTGGCAAAGTATCAATCGGCTAGATTGCTGCATGAGGAACCAACAGGCGCATTTAGCGAACTAATCCGTGGATACATGGCAAGTGTTAGATATTCAGAACTAGCCCCACGCACTAAAATAGATTATGCCCGATACGCTGAAAAGTTAGGCTTAGTGTTTGGCAAGATGAATCGACACCGCATTAAACCGCATCACATACGGCAGTATATGGATAAGCGCAAAAAAGGTGGCGTGATTGTCCAAGCGAATCGTGAGAAATCTTTTCTTAGCACAGTATTTAGCTGGGCTTATGAAAACGGCAAAGTAAAAATGAATCCTGTTAAAGGTGTTCGCAAGTTTAAAGAAACTCCCCGACCTAGATACATTGAGGATTGGGAATATAATTTATGGTTAGATCAGGCTTACATTAAGTGGCCTTTGTTAGCTGCGACTATGGAGATTAGCTATTGTTGCGCGGCTAGGCAAGCAGACGTTTGGAATTTAAGGCGAGAAAAATTACTAGACGATGGAATCCTTATAAAGCAGGGCAAAACAGGTAAGGAACAAATTAAAGAATGGAACCCACGATTAAGGGCGGCTGTTGATTTGGCTTTGTCTGTTCAAAAAGTTAAGAATTTTAAATTTATTTTCTGCAACAAAAAAGGTTATCACGAAACTCAAGACACATTGCAAGAATGGGCTTTGTTAGCTAAACGCAAAGCTAAATCAGAATATAATGGTGAAATAAATATAGATTTTACTTTTCACGACATTAAGGCTAAAGCTATTTCTGACTACGAGGGAAACAAGCAAGAGTTTTCGGGTCACAAAACTCAAGCTCAAGTTGCAATCTATGATCGAAAAGTAAAGGTCACGCCTACTCTAAAATAGGCCCAAACTGGTTGCATAAACACCGCTGTATAACCACTGTATAAAATCCCAGAAATTCGGAACTTTATTCGGAAGTGTTCGGAAAAATAAACCAACATCGCTGAAAGGTACTGGTAATGGGGTGGACGATGGGGTTCGAACCCACGACCACCGGAATCACAATCTGAGGGTTTGTTGTAATAAAACAAAGACTTAACCCTCTATTTCCGAACAATTTACGATTTTTACAACCCTAAACCGCCTGGTTTCTTTCAAACTTCAACACTGTATATTCGGAAA